TCAACTATGTTTAAAAGCCTTTAAGTCCTGTATAATTTTTCTTCTTAGGGTTGAGTTCATTGCTATACCTATCAGGTGAGATTCTACTGTCGTTAAAGAAATTTCTTTATCCTTGATTGCTCTTGATAATACCCTTATGTATTTATTATAGTCAGGGTACTTTACCGCTTCCTCAGCTGATAGGTGAAAAATATTCTTTAAACCCTCATCACCTACAAAACTGTATATTGTCATCTTAATACCTCTTTTCTATTTTAAATATGATTGCTTTTCTATTAAAAAGTGTACCACATATAAATCACAACCAGTAAACCTACTACTGAACAGATAAATAGTAGTACTCCAATATCCATATACTCTACAACCTTTCTATTTTTAAATAAGTAATTATTTTTACACTATTAATACCCTTGGTTTTCCATTTTACAAATTACTGAAATACATAAATAGCAATAAACATTAACACCATAGCTACTAAGGAAGAAATAATTACCAAGATACCTAAAAAGCTATTCCTACCATAAGTTATACTATATAAATGATTCTCATATGTCGCTACCAAAGCTACAATAAAAAACATTACAAGGAAAATATATAAAATTATCATAAGTACAACCACACCTTTACTTTTATTTCTATTATATTTTACCATATATTATAATTAAATTGAATACTTTCTTTAGTATAATATTTATTTTTAGCATAGAAAAAGAGGGTTCATAAAGAACCCTCTCTTCCCAATAATTATTTTAAGGATTTATACTTGCTGTCAAATTAATACCAACACACTTAGTTGATAAGAACTTTCTTATCCCAGTCATCATTTACAGATACTTCCTCGTCATAAGCTGGTATTGTTTCGGTCCAAGCCTTAGAAACAACTTCTGTATATGCTTCTTTCCAATAGCCATCTTCTACTGTCTTTGTGCCTACCTTAATCTTCTGCTTCTCAGCATGGTATGATCCTTTACCACCATTTTCTTCCGCTTCCCAAAGAAGATGTTCATTCAGGTTAGCATCTGTTAACTGCATACCGCAGTCATTGCAAACATTTACCCAGTCATAATCATATACTGGTTCCTCGTGAGTACCAGTTACAATCCACTCTCTGTCATGCTTTTTTGTCACTGCAGGGTGATATTTTGTCACAGCATCGTGATGCTTGTAGTACTTATATTTCTTAGCTGTCGTTTCAGCCTTTGATGACTCACTTGGCTTCGCTGGCTTCTGATTATTACTTGAAGAGTTGCTCGGCTTAGACGCTGGCTTCTTGTCGTTGTCAGATGTATTTGACTTGGTATCTTCTTTCTTTTCGGTGTTACCCTTGTTGCCGTTGTTTTTGTTAGATACCGTAGTTTTTACATCGTTAACCTTAACTGTTACTGTCTTACCGTCATCGGTTTTTACTTCTACTTTGCCGTCTTTTACTTCGACTTTCTTACCATTCTTATCAGTGATGTTGCCGTCTTTGTCGACCTTGATTTCACCCTTGTCTACCAAATCTTTAACTGCCTTTGGTACTGTAGTCTTAGGTACAGTTGTTGGAACAGTTGATGTCTGTACGGTTGAAGATATTACTGACGGTTCTGTCGGTTCTTTCTCAGCGTTACAGCCTGCAAGAATGCTTATGCCGACTGCTGATATGCCTGCAAGTATTGTAGCACCGCAGACAACTGCGATTACCTTTGTTTTTACTGTCGCAGTTGCTGTTGCCTTTACGATAGATGAAACTGTTGACTTTGCACCTGTCGCAAAGCCTTTTGTTGCAGATGTTGCAAGTGTCTGTCCGTTCGGGAGCTTGATTGTAATGTTCGGTACTGCAAGGCTCTTTGCTTCTTCCTTGAAAATAGTTGTAAAGAAAGGTACAACAACAACGCCGTGAAGCTTGTCACCGCTCTTTTTTTCATAATCTTCAATTGCGGTTTTCATCTTTGCTCTTGAAGAGTTAAGGCGAGATTTTACCGTTCCCTCTGAAATTTCAAGTCCCTGTGCAATTTCAGAAATTGACATTTCATCAAAATAAAACATCAAAACAACCTGATACTGATTGAATGAAAGTGTGTCTTCCATAATCTGTAACAGTACTTTTCTTTTTTCGGCTTTGGTTATGTACTCCTCGGGGAGCATTAACTCGTCTGTTTCAGTTTCCGCAATCAGAACTTCATCGTCAATCTGATATTCCACCTTTCCTTTCAATTTGTTTTTGCATTTGTTTACAGCTATTGATATAATCCAACCGCAAAACTTTTGTTCATCATTGAGGGTGTCAAGCTTCAAAAAAGCTGTAATGTAGGTTTCCTGCATTATGTCTTTTGCGTTTTCTTCATCTTTGAGCAAAGAAAGGCAGTTGTACCACACATCATTATGTGTAAGCTCATACAGCTTATCAAATGACTTTTTGTTACCGCTTTTTGCACTTGATACAAGCTCTTTGATTGTCTTCATAATATTTCCTCCTTTTTGTTATTTTTTGCGTTCCTATATATTAGACAATCCAAAACGCAAAAAGGTTCATTTTTTCAAAAAATTTTTTGAAAATTTTTAAAAAATCAATTTTTACTGCTCAAATCATAAATTGAACCGTTATCAAGAAATATCATTTTATTCGGTATGGGATTTTCTGAATTGTTTCTGTTCCAAAATTTATAATTTTGATAATCTTTTTCTCTCATATCAGTAGGATAAGTCCCTGCTGTGTAAAGAGTTAATTCGTCGGTTGTGTCAAAATCATTATCACAGCGTTCTATCGTCCACTCTTTGCCGTTTATATATCTTGTTTCAGGCTCATCATCAATAACAGTATCACTGCAATTAAAGGTATACTTATTATCACTTATCTTTTTAAGATTTGTAATAACACCACTGCATACAGATTCATAATATTTATCTGCCGAAAAGCCTTTGACTTCACATTTAAATGTACCGTCATCAGCTATTTCAACCGTACTGCTAACCATACCGTTTTTAATAACCCTGTAAAATCCTGCTATCGGACTGTAATCTGCATTGTTTTGGGAGTCGCTGTCATACTTAGCTAAAAAAGACATTGCTTCTGAATATGACATACCTTTGCATTTCTCAGGGCTGTAATAATTGCCGTAATCACTATCCAGATAATCACTGTATAACAGCAAAGAACCCATATTATCAAGAATATCGTATTTATACTTATCACATTTATCGTAACCGACTTCTTCATCAAACAGGTTGCCTGAATTGCTTAAATTAGGAATTTCACTTTTAAGCTGATCCATAGTAAGCTTAAAATCAACCTCATTTTCTTCACAATTATCTGTTGTAAATTTGAAAATTTTACAAACATTATTTGTCAATCTTCGTTGTGTAAACAAGTATAAGTCTTTACCGTCAGATGATTTAAATAAAATGTACGGGTCATATGTTCGTTGAAGTGATGATTGCAATTGGTAATTGTCCCTGTCTTTAAAAGAAATCTCTTTACATTCTCCGTCAGAATAAGTATAGATATTAAGCGTTACATATGTGTAATCATTGTAGGTATCTTCATAAGACTTAACAAATATCAGTTCAGGAGTATCATCTCCCATTATATCCTCAAAAACAATTTGCTTTGACTCATCTGTTTTGTTCTGATAATCATACGCTCTGATTTCAAAGGCATTTTGTTTCAAAACGGTTTTATACGCCTGATAGGCTTCGTGATAATCAGGTTTAGGAGCTTGTGTAGTTTCTGCAATCGTTGGTTTTGTTTGTTCCTGTGTAGTTATTTGCTGTGTAGTAATTTGCGTAGTTGCTTGGTCGGGTGTAGCGTTTGAAACTTCATTCTTTCCGTTACAACCACTTAATGTAACGCTTGTCATTGGCACTAACATTGCAATCAGCATTACAAGACATTTTCGTTTTTTAGCTTTCATAAAATTTCATTTCCTCTTTATTTATTTTTGGCGACAAAGGGCTTATGCTGTAAGCTCTATATATTAGACATTTTAAATGTCTAAAAGGTTCATTTTTTAAGAGATAAATTTAATTTTATAAAAACTTTTTATTTTTCAGTAAAAAAGGGTGCATAGAACAAGCTACGCACCCGAAAAATACATAGCCCTTTTGTCGCCAAACAAATTCAACGCTTACTACAAGTATGCTGAAATAGAGCCTGCATTTTTACCGAAATAAAAATACACACTTGTGTAAGCATTATAATTAAATTTGTTTGGCATTTTTATTTTAGCATACAATATGTGAAAATTCAATATTTTTGTAAAATAACTTTTACAATTTGTAATTAAAAATCAGTATTGTAATATTTTTTTGAATTTTAAAATAAAAAGATTTGTATTTTATTTATTTGGTATTTTCCTTTCGTATTCTACAAAATCATCATTTTTAGAATATCTAATAAATGTATCTCGTGTAATAAAAAAGATGTTTCTAAATAAAAAATCAAGCGTGTAAAATTCTTCAAAATAATACTTAAAGGAATTAAAATCCAGTAACGCACCATCTTGTATAACTAAACATAAATCAACCTGTGAATATTTTTTATTTATTAACCGTTTTAGAGCTTTCCGATTCTTTCTATTTATACCACCAACTATAGCCTTTTTAATTTCAGAAATTGAGCCGCCATAGTAACTCAGTATCCTATCATTTTCATCTGTTTTTACACCCTTAATTTCATGTAAATTAGCTTTTCCGTTCTTATCCAAAGCTATTTCATATTCATATTCTTTTCGCTCATTCTCGGGTAAAATAAGCATAACTTCTAATGCTGATTGTTTATCTGGAGATATAAAATCAAAATTATCAGTATTTTTCGGAGAATAATACTGAGCATATCTTTCATTAAAAGATTGTGCAATAGTGTTTATAGCAAATGGTTCAATAGAATTTTTATCATATCTTTTTAAAAATTTATACTTGTATTCGTTCATAAAAAACTCCTTTTGTTTAAATAAATTTTAAATTAAGTTTTTTCTTTGGTGTTTTTATTTTAACATACAATATGTGAATTTTTAATGCAAAAAAACATTATTAAACAAACCGCAGAAAATAAAAAATCCCCTGCGATTTCATTGTTTTGTCCCAAAATCTGCAACTCCTATATGTAGAATAATATTGTACCCAAAAGGGTGCTAATATTTATAAGGAGGAGATTTTTATGAATAAAAAATCTTTTAGGGTGGTACTGCTCACCTATTTTGCAGTAGCTTTTTTCGTAATTATGGCTTTCGGCTCTGAATATCTTTCAGAGTGCAACAAACTCGGAATACCGTTTTCTTTGTCAGGAGCAGTAAGTTATTTGCTGACAGGGTTTATCTGCCTAATTGCAATGACTGTTTTGGTTGTGGTTTTCTTGTTGGTATTGGAATTGAGCGACAGAAAATCTATCAAATCCGCTCTTCGCTTAACAGCTAATTTTGCTTCAAACAAAGCAAGAATGAAAGTTGTAAACAGCGTTTATCCGAGCTTACTTTACTTTTTGTATGATGTATTACAGAGCAACAACGAGTTTTTAAAACTTCCGCTTGGTAAAGATTGCAGTTCTCTCTTAAAAGAGGGGTACAATCCACTATGTGTTGACAACTGTATTTTTTACACCTTTCAGATTATTATGCCAAAAAAATCATATGACTTTGATGACGATACATTAAAGCAAATTATCCAATCGTATATTGAAGCTCAATTGCTTAATTACGGCATGGTTAATTTACCCTCATACTACAACAGCAAATCCTACGGTATGATACCGAGCGTATATATTGAAAAGGTTGTATATAACGAGGAACAGCATTTACTAAAATTTGCCGTGATGTATATTAGTTGTGAAGATGATGTAAGGCATTATATCAAATCCAAAAAGAGAGATGAACAGCTGAATATAACAACAGATAAGGTGTATGACGATGAGGTTTGATAGCAGTAAATTAACTGTCGGTGTAGATTTATCTATTCTTTCACAGGGTGTAAAAGTGCCTGTTACGGTGGACTTTTCCTCTGTACCTCATATGCTGATTGTAGCACCAAGCGGAAGCGGTAAAACTTATCTTCTAACATACATATTAGTTCAAATAGCAAAGAAGTCTGTCAAATTGATTTTGGCAGACTTTAAAGGCATTGATTTTATTGAATTTAATGACTGTCGGAATTACTATAAGCATAATTCTGTCGGTGAAGCTGTTGATTGTGTTTTTGATGAATTACAAAACAGAATGGCAAATGCAAGTGTAAATTCAGAATATGAACCGATTTATTTATGTATTGATGAGTGGTCGGGTTTCCTCAGTTCTTTAGCCGTAAAGAAAGAGCAGGATAACTACAAGCAAAAACTTGCCAACATTCTTATGTTAGGTCGAGGTGCAAATATTTTTATCATTATGTCACTACAAAGAGCCGATTCAACATATATCACAGGGCGTGATAATTTCGGAAATGTAGTAGGTTTAGGTACTCTCAGCAAAGAGAGTATAGCAATGGTATTTAATGATAATAAGGAGATGATAGAACCAAAATCAAGGGGCAAAGGATATCTGCAAACTGACGGAAAGCCTTTGAGAGAAATAGTTGTGCCTATGTTACGAAACATAAACGATACAAAAGCCGTTATAAAAACAGCTTTATCCCGATAATTATTTATACAACAAATTGAATATTTATGCACAAGAATAGCTCAATCATTACTCTGATTGGGCTATTTTTTATGCTTTAAAATAAATTGTCGTTTCTTGTGGTTTATGGCAATGTTTTATGGTCGATAAAATAGCTTTTTTTACTATTAGCCAAAATTGCACTATACCCTATAACACATTTCTTTGTACCCTAACACTTTCAAAATCTAAAACCATACCTTTTTTGTCGTGGTTGATACATCTGAACCTTGGTTGAGTATCAATTCTTCCCTGCGTTTCTAACATAAGCACTTATAGAGTGTGTCCTGCACTCTGTGTAAATTTATGGCACAAGAAAGTTGTCAATAATTATGCAAAGAAATGCATACAAGAAGGCTATTGGAGAAAGAATACAGCAGTTGAGAAAGGGGCTTAGAAAAGAAGGCTTTAACGGTCAGCCTAAGACTGTAAATGAGTTTCTTGAGTTTTTAAACCCGAAAATTGATGATGATTATGATAATTACGGTGACTATTCGCTTACTGACATTAAATTTAGCTATAAAAAGGATTATGTCAGTAAGGTTGAACACGGAATCGTTTTTCCGTCCACTGATTTTTTATTTCTCATTCATCTGCGTTTTAATGTTTCTTTAGATTATTTGGTTTTCGGTCATAATTTACCCGAAATTGAAGAATTAAGAAAAATTTGTAAACATTCAGGTAAAAGCAAGATTAACGATTTTTGCTTTAATTGCTTTAATTTATTAGAGGGTAATTCAAAATATATCGAAGATTTTGATGATGAAGATGAAGATTTTTTTCTTGATTATAGAGCTCGATTAGATGAGGTACGCAAGTATTTTTGTAATCATCAACAAAGGAAATTGACACAAAAACAGTTCAGCGAATTGTTAGGTGTATCTAAAAACACAATGGACAAGTATCATTCAAAGAAAAGTGATGTTCAGAGCAAAAAGTACACAGACATAAGAAATACTGCTCTTGAGTATCTGATTAGATTTTCGCTCACTACAAAATGTTCATTAGATTACTTATTGTATGGTACATATCTCTTAGAGGGCTTTCCCAGTGAACTTATGGAATTACTTCGTAATTATGACTATGCAAAGCAAACGCAAATCTTGAAGTTGTGGCTTGAAGGAGCAGAAAAATTTTTTAAAAATTCTTAAAAAGGGGTATTTCCTATCCAAAGTATCCCAAAATTCGCAACTCCATGTGTTTTTATATAATCAAGAACTTCAAATGAAGTTCAAAATAAACAGAAAGGAGATAACTATGGATATTAAAAATGCAAAAATTGATGTACTGGGTTCTGTTGGCAGTAAGTTATTGTTGATAGATGTTATACCGTCATATGCCTATGTGGATGGACGCCGAACAAGCACGGTTACAGGATATAAGTATATCGTTATTCTTGAGGAAAATAAGTTTGATAGGCTTAGCGTTCGTATTGACGGTGATAAACAGATTGACAATCCTATTGACGGCAACAGCCGTATTTATGTACGCTTTGATAATCTTGAATTATCGCTGTATTGGACAAGTGCAGGACATCAGATTGCGGCAAAGGCAAGTGCTATTCATTTAGTTAATGAGAGTCTTAAACCGCAAAAGTAATTGCTTTGCCGTGGGCGGTAGCGCCGTCAAGGTGCGAACCGCCTGACGGCAAGTCAATCCCCTCACTTTAATGAAGGGGATAATATAATTTTATCGAATATGTGTTCGATATTATAGGAGCGATTATATGAATGGATAAAGAATTGAAAGTCGGTGTAGATGAATTTTCTTTAGTTTTGTTTTATCCGATTGATGATGTTTGTAACGATTGGCAAAGTACAGCTTATTCAATGATACAGGAATTTATCTATAAGGCGGACATAGAATTGTTGCTCGGTAAAGTTGTAGAAATGTATGATAAAAAGCCGCAGGCATATTCACAAGCATTTACTATTGAGAACGCTCCATATTACTTCACTATAGCGTTACACGAAACTTTTGTGCATATGGGAATATTAGTTCGTTTCTCTGCTCACTCTTGGGCAGTATATCAAAAGCGGTATTTTGATTTCTACGGTGAGAATATAAATATCGGAAAATTTTTAAGCAACATTGAAAGTCCGTTATACAGATACAGACTGAGCCGTATAGATTTAACTGCTGACTACAAAAATTATGATTTATCACCGCATAGCATATACAGCAGGTTAAAGGACGAAAGTTTACAGGTGCTTGACTGTAATTATAGACACAGTAAAAGAAAGATTTCTTCTGTCGAAAGAGATTTGGTTACTAAGTCATTGTATATCGGTTCAAGGGCTGAAAACGCACAGTCACTACTCAGGGTTTATGATAAAAAATCGGAACAAATTAGCAACAACGGTTTTCGCCTTGATGAAGCATTGCAGTGTGACAGTTGGGTTAGATTTGAAGCTTCATACAGAGGAAACTATGCTCATCAAATAACCGAGCAATTGGAACATATAACAGATGATGTTTCTGTATCGCAGTTCATTGCAAGCAAAATATGTGACAGATACCGTTTTTATGACCCTCTTAACAGCTGTTTTACTGATTTTACAAACGACCTGCTTAAAATAATTGAATGCAGTAATTTTCACGCTTTGCGTTGTGAAAGTCCTGCTAACAATAGTTTGAATAAAAGCATTCAGCATATTATTTACGGTAGCGGTTTGTTCCCTTTGATATACAAAATCAGCGTTATATGGGGTGAAAAAGCTGTTGTTGAATTTTGGAGTATTCTGTATGAAATATACAAGAAATACCATAAGAAAAAACTTGAAATTAACCCTCAGATAAGGGCTTGGCTTAGAAAGAATTTTCTTAGCTTATCACAGCAAAGTTTATCAGATTGCTTTGTCAGTGTTGACCTTACAAAGATTGATGTTGCCGAGATTGTAAATAAGATCTCCGAAAGTGACAATCCGTTTACACTAACGGCAATAAACACAAGCAGTAACAAAAACATTGTAGATACTCAGATAGTATCAGACGAAGAATTTGAACGCTCATTCTATTCAAAGGATATGGAGTAAAACATTTAAAACCGAGAAACCTATTTCCTAAAAACTAACTAATTTAAATAAATATAAAACCGAAATACTTAAATATTTTAACTCAATATTCTTTTTATATTTATAATTCAGAAAGGAGTTTTCACTATGTATGGAAATTTAAGTGAAAAGTGGCATAGAAGCCACAAAGTGAAAGTATGTGTATACTCTTTTTATTACAATAGCGTGGTATACAAAAGTTTGAAGTTATCAGAGAAAGCGTTAAGCCACATATTATACTTAGCCTTTTTCGGTAACGCACAGCATTGGGTAGAAGCAACTCGGTATGTGGGTAATGCCAAAGGCACTGACGATATATTATTTCCGATTGCCGAGGGTGGAGATGTCTGTATTTATACCCGAAACGGAGAGCAATATGCCTTAGATTTAGAGCGCTTTTTAAGAGGTATTTATATTGTATTTGCAAATAAGATAGCTTTTCGTCAAGAATATGACTTCGATAATTTTATTATTAACCCAGTTGTTGCAGACGAGATTTTGCAATATGCTCTCTTTGAAGGTATCAAGTATCCTCATTGCGAAGTGGAAGGTGATGTATATGATTGAAGAAAAGAATATGTGTGATGAAGATGATTCAGATGAAATTCTCGAATATACAGGCGGTAGCGAGCTCAGCGATTTAACCTTTCAGACGGGTTATGAGAACTATTCGCAATGGCGAATAAAAGAGATTCTAAAAGAAGTTGGTTTTAGATTAGAGCCTCTATATGTAGGATACAAAGCTCTTCGATACCGTCCGTGTCAGAGGTATTGGGTAGTAAATATCCTCACAGGAGAAAGAGTAGGCAATTCATACAACGGTTTTAGTTTTGAGGATTTGAGATATGTACTTGCAAGATGTGGATATTCATTGCATAGTCAACATTATAATCCCACCAGAGATAAGGACGGCAGACGCACTTCTTGTAAGGAGTTTCTTGAGCTTGTAGAAAGCCTTCCTGATGAAAAGGAGGACTTAATATGAGTGTAGAGATTAAATTCATCGGTACTAAAGAGGTTGCCGAAGCACTTGGTTGTTCCTTGCCTACTGCACGCAATATTATGTTGAGAGCAGATTTCCCTTTAATACGGGTAGGTAAAAATCTTAAAGTTGAGCTAAATGCTTTTCTTAACTGGTCGCAGAAAAGAAGGGTATGAGTATTTAAAGCATTTACATAATATTTAAGCAACCGTATTGACACAAAAGATTTAAGGCTATACAATACTGATATAGTAAAAATCTTTTGTGCTTTACGGTTTGGAAAGGAACGATTTTTATCAGCACTAAAAGCACAAAACCTAAGTCTAAATGTAATAAACTTGATTACGGTGACGGTTCTGTATACTATGTTAAAAGCAGAAAATGCTTTGCAGGTCAGATAACGCTTGAAATTAACGGTGAGAAAAAACGCAAGACGGCTTACGGTAAAACCGAACGCATTGTTAAGAATAAGTTGCTTGAATATCGTATTCAGGCAAAAGCAGGATTTTTTGACGAACCCGATAACACAACTGTCTATGAGCTTGCAGAGAAGTTAATTGAAGAGCAATTCGCTCTTAATGAGATTAAGCAAACATCATATGACCGCAAGAACGAAACTTTAAAAACACTTAGCCCTATTTATGATATTGCATTGCGTGAGATTACAGAGGACGAAATAAAGCGTTTTTTCATTTCTAAAATATCTTACTCACAATCCTATTTAGATAAGGTGTATCAGCTTTTAAAGGTAGTTTTCAATGAGGGTATGCGAAAGAAGATTATTTCGGAAAACCCTATGCAGAACATCAGAAAGCCAAAGTCAAAGCAGGAGCTTGTAAAAGTAAGAGCATTGACTGTTGATGAACAGAAAAAGCTGATAGATGTTCTCAAAAGCGAGGATATACGCTATTCGGAACAAATGCTTTTGTCAATGTTTACAGGCATGCGTATGGGCGAAATTAACGCCTTAGAGGTAGGAGATATAAACTTTAATGACCGTACAATTAGAGTTTGTAAAACTGTCAGCAGAGGTCTTAACGGTAAAACATATATAAGTAATTCCACAAAGACTAAAGCAGGAATGAGGACGATTTACTTCAATGACGATATGGCGGACTTTTTAAAGCAGTGTATCAAAGGTAAAAGAGACGGCTTTATATTTTCTTCAAGCACCGATAATCTCATTACAACTAATCAGGTGAATTATCAATACGCAAACGCTCTGAAAAAGTTTGATATACTTGATAAGAGTGTTTACGGAAAGGTTGATTTACATTCACTTCGTCACACATATGCAACAAGATGTATTGAATCGGGTATGCCTGCAAAGGTACTGCAAAATCTTCTCGGTCATACCGATATACGAATTACGCTTGATACATACTGTGATGTTTTCCAAAAATACAGTATGGAAAATCTTGCTGTAGCTGACAGCTATATGAAGAGCAATAACATTGCAATAGTATGACTGTCCGAAAATGCACTGTCAACTTTACTGTCACACCATAAAAAGCCGATAAATAAGCCACTTGTCAGGGTTACCTGCACCAACAGCCGTTTCTTATGCAGGGACGGCTGTTTTGTACCACATTTTTGGTCTGTCTTATGGTGATTTTCAAATTATTTGAATTAATTTTGAATAAAAAGCGAAAATCATGTTGACAAATCCGAAAATATGGTATATAATAATCAAGCTGTTGTTATTAAACAACATTTCGAGGTGTAGCTCAGTTTGGTAGAGTGCTTGGTTTGGGACCAAGATGCCGCAGGTTCAAGTCCTGTCACCTCGACCATAGAAAAAACCGCATTAGAAAGCCAGTTTTTAGCTTTTTGGTGCGGTTTTTTTTATATCTTTTTAACGCTAAAATACACCGAAATACAGAAAAAAACAGGTAAAATGTTAGGCAAATGCAAGGCAGAAAAAGTCAGATATAATCGTCACTTTCTGATTTTTAGAGAATGCAGTACTATGCAAAATAATAAAAGATATAAATAAAACCCTCTTCACCTATAAACTAAGAAAAGAGAGTTTAATTAAAATATTATTTCATTACAAATTTCTGCAATATTGCACATACAATAAAAACAATTGACAATATTAAATTATATACAAATACATATGGATACTTATGGACTAGCTGTTTAAATGAATTTTTACATTTGTTAGACCTATCACAGTTATGACAATCTTTATGCTTACAGTTAATTGCCAAGCTACGCTGAGATATTCTCGATACCGCAAACAACAATAGAAATATACTATCAAACAGTATAATACCAATTATTGACACAAATGCGATTTCTTTAAAAAACGAAACCTTGTCCATATTAGAAAAGCTTTGAGCTAATAGTTGAAAGTCTATAGAAAAACCAATAACTAAACCAGCAAAAATACCTAGTATCGTGATAACTTCAGCATGAATATTATTGACTTTCTTGTCAATTTCGTCCATTTCATTACGTTTACTTACTACCACTTTATTTGTCTCATTCATTTCCTTGTGTATCTTATCACTTAAATACGATATTTGTCGCATACGCGATAATCTAAGTAGTTCAAGGCTAACATGGTCTGATAGTTTAGAAATCTTTTTAGTTACATCAGAATGTTCATTAATATCAGCTGAATATTCCAACATATTTCGTACACTGTGCTCAAGCGCATCACTTACATCATAACCTAAAGATTCAATGTGCTTAGAAATTTCGAAATAAGAATGTCTATAGTCCTCATTTGCGTAAAGTTCACAGAAATAATTATATATTTCCTCTTTATAAACCTTGTTTGTGTTTTGTTCAATTGGTCTTTTTTCTAATTTTTCAAATATATCATCCAGTTCCACACTTATGCCTCTTTCTCTATTTGTAACGGATCTTTATTTGAGAAATATTTATTTATTACATCTATTTTTATCAATTCATTTTGATGTGTGTTTTTCCATGGATCTTCCTTATGTGTCATTTCTACTAACTCAAATGCAGTTTTATTTTCACAACCATTCAGTACCTTTATTATAACTTTATTGATCTCATTTTCTTTTCTAAAAAAATCATCTTTTCTATCATCTTCTTTTAAGACAATATCATCACCACAAAATTGATTGTACTCAAAATATACCTCTTCAACCACTGGTCCATACTGCCAATTATAAATTTCCGCATTAAAAGCTGGGTGATTGGTTTCTTTTAGAACATAGCCCTGAACATAATATAAAATTTTTTGTAATTTCAAATTGGAAATTCTCAAATTGTTATTATTATAATAAGAAATTATACCAATTGCTAAATCCTTTACATCCATTCTATTTACCTCTAAATGATTAAAAGTTTGTACATTTAAATAATTGTAATGGTTATTATAGCATTTTTCGCTGTTATTTTTCAATATTTCGATTAACATTTTCATAATTTCATCACCTTATACACTTTTAATTTTTTGTTTTATCCAATTTCACTAATTATTTTATGCATCGCCAGTAGAAAATACTCCCCATATAATATTATATCAAACATTTGTTCGGTAGTCAAATATAACAAATTCCCCTCACCTATCTTCAATGACAGTGTGAGGGGAATATTTTTGTAATTATGTGTTTGGTTTTGTTATGTAGTTTGTTTAATCGCTGAATTTATTCTTTTCTCAGCAATTTTGTAATACTTTTCGTCAAGCTCAACACCGATAAAATTGCGGTTTGTATTTATGCAGGCAATTCCCGTTGAGCCTGAACCCATAAAGCAGTCAAGGACAGTTGTATTTTGTGAAGTAGTTTTTTCAATCAAAAATTCAAGGAGCTTAACGGGCTTTTCGTTCGGGTGAATTAACTTACACGGCGGTACTCTTGGAACAGAAATTAAATCCTGCGGTCGTCCGTTTTTGAATTTAAAATCATCGTTTGGTATCCAAATAATGCTCTCGTATCTGCCGCCAAATTCTTTTTTTAAATTGCCCATACCGTGACTTTTCTTGTCCCAAATAAGAACATTTTTCGGCTTTAAATCGTTACGAATAAACTCATCAATGAAAATCTGCTGAACATCCCAACGAGTGAAACACAATATGCCGCCTGTTTTGGTTATTTTGGACTTTATCAACGGGATAAAATTTGTAATAAAAGTTCGGTCATTCAAAATTTTAGGTTTTCTTTTGCTCTTATCATTATGCCACCTGGACTGAAAGTCAATCCCATAAGGGGGATCTGTCAGTAACAAGTCAACGCTGTTGTCAGGCAAAGTTTTCAGCACTTCAAGACAATCACCTTGATATAAATTTACTATTTTCATCACCCCATTTCTTTATTTATGGCATCCGCACCGCCACACAAAATTTGCAACGGTGCGAAATATTTAACATCAGCCAAGTGCCTTTTTAGCGTTGGCAATTTTCTTATCTTTTGCCCAATTGCAATCATTGATAAGATGATAGATAACATTGACTGTTTTTTCATTTACAACGCCGTTATCCGTGATATTACCTGCTCTCTGTGCCTCTTTTACAGCTTTCAAAGTGCCGTCACCGAAACCGTTTGAATTATCGACTTTCGTCTTGATGATACCCATATTGTAGAGTGTAATCAACTGCTTCTTGAACGCAAGAATCGCCGTATTGTGTTCACCGTATTTAATCATTTCTTCTTCATCTCCCGTGCTTGATTTTTTGATTATGTTGTTGTTGATAATAACATCTGTGTCAACATTTCCGTTAATGCCGTTGATTCTGCCGTTGTCTGCGTTCTGCCAAATGTCGCAAGTCTTGCTTGGAGAACTTGACCACTGAGCAAGCCAAATACTGTACTTGTTGCGGAGTTTTTCGTAATCAAGATAATTGTTGAGCCAATTGAGATTACTGTACACTCCTGCACGGTAACCACCTGCTTTGATAGCTTCACAAAAAGCAATTGCAATGTTTGTCAAAGCAGACATACCGAGCCTTGTCTGACCGCTCTCCTCGAGGTCGTAATATACAGGTAATTCAAGCGTTTTACCCTTAATGCACGCAAGGCATACTTTAGCCTCCTGCTTTGCCTCGGCAACAGAATAAGCATAAGAATACCAATATACACCGACCGCAAGACCTGCCTTCTTAGCGTTTCTGTAATGCGTTTCAAATTCAGAGTCTTTCTGATAGGTTTCCTTGCCGAATCCTGCACGGATAATCACAGCATCAATACCGCTGTTCTTGACTTTGTTGTAGTCAACTCCTGTCTGACAGTAGCTAACATCAATAGCAGTAACTTTCATAGTTATTCCTCTACTTTCTCATATGATTTGTGGAAAATATCAGGTTTACACGGGTACTTCTCGCCGTTTACCCCTGTGATAATGTAATCCCCAACACTTGCGTGCATATCGCCTTCAAGCGTTGAAATAATCAGTTCTTTGTCAGTCTGATAGGCTTCAATAATAACAGGTTTTTTACGATATTTTGCCATTGTTACTCCTCGCTTTCTGATACTTCGGGCAGTCCTGCCACCGATGTGAGTACCGACAACACACCTGCCAAAAGGCTTGCAGAGCCTACTGCAACCCAGTTTACATCTGTCATCACGGCAGATACACCGATTGTTGCAATAGCTGTCTGTGCGACCGTTTTAATAGCTCTGACGGCTGTTGCTTTTGCCCATTCTTTAGTAAAAATCTTTTTCATTTTCAATCTTTCCTTTCGCTGATTTTTTCGAGGTCTTCAATTCTGTGATTTGCGACCTTAATTTCTTCGTCCACAACCGCATTGTGCTGTTCAATCGCATATGTACGCTCGATGAGGTTGTTATGCTTGTCAACCTTTTTTTCGAGCTGTTCAATGCGATAGTTCGACATTCGACTGTTAATCACAATACCGCCAAGAGTACCCACCGCAGAACCTGCAAGCGTGATTAAAGCGATAATAATTTCAGTTGTCACTTATTCGACCTCGCTTTCTGTCGGCTCATCAACGGTTGGATTATCACCCCATACAGCCATGACAGCGTTATAGTATTCATCAGACAGCACCGTTTTGAGCTGTTCTCTGCCCGATTTGCTGTTCATATAAGCGTTTCGGATGTTTCCGCCTACCTGCATTTCTTCACCGTTAAAGGTCAAAAACTGCTGTCTGAGTACCGATACGCTGTCCTTTGTGAGCATATCGAGTGTGATTTTTTCTTTAAGTTCCATTTTTCATACCTCCATTATTTTTATATTTTGTAAATCAAAGAAAAGTTTACCTGCTCATCAGCAACGAAATCATAAGCCTGTTTATTGAGCGGAGTAAACTGCAACCAAGCCAATTTGGTTACAGTTCCTCTGAACATTCCGCCGTTTTTGCTTATGCCGATATCGTGAACAATCACATCCGATTTGTTTGAAAACGGCATATTGAGCAAAGATATTGCAGATGTTCCACCTAAAGATGTTGCGTTCATAATGACGGTGACATTTACAATAACGATATCGCCAATTTTTTCATAAAGGCAAGTTGCAGATTTTATTTTATCAACCAAAGTAGAGTACGGAGTAAGAGTAGCTGTGCCGAGTTCGATATTTGACGAATCGTATTTAGTCGCAAGAAACTTGTCCGTTTCTTCTGATGAGTAGGCTTCGTTTGCGTCGTAATAATAATCGTCAAGGTATTTAATGCTCGGATAATTAGTACTGCTATCAGTAATGTCAGTTTTGGAGCTCACTTTGTTTAAATTGTCCTCTTTCGCTTTAAGGGCGTTGGCTACATCCGTTGCGTTCGCCTTGCCTGCAAGAGATGTTTCCGCCGTCTGCATTCGTGCTGACAACTGACTGACCGTGCTTTTTTCGGCTTTGTTAGACACGGACGAATCAATCCCGTCAAGCCTTGTTCCAAGCGAATTATGGCTGCCTCTTGCCGTGGCTATTTCGGTTTCAAGTGCAATTGCTCCGTTTGTAGCCTGTTCAATTCCATCATCCATATGGTTGAGGTTGTCGGCAGTCAGCGGAGTTGCTTTTGAGGGAGTATTTTCCCAGTTCATTCGTGTGTATTTGTTCAATTTCTATTCTCCTTTCGCTGTGATTTTGTCTGTGAGTGCCTGTATTCCTGTAAGCTCTCTTGACAGCACATATGATGTCACGGTTGCGGTTTGCGGAGTGCCGTCAGCGTTATATGCATAGTTGCCGTCAGCGTCGGTAACATAGTATTTGATTTGCACCATATCGCCCGGCTCAACCCACAATCTGCCGTCAAGGGTTGCCTCGATAGGCTTATAAATTTTATGGTGTATTCGCTTGCTTGTATCGCCTGAAAACAAATTTTCAAACTTATGTATCCACGCACCGCCTGCATTATCGTTTTCCTGCCATACAAGAATGTTATCTGTCATATCATAGGTTTTACCGCTTAAAAACTTGTAGCTACGCACCTTTGCGGCTCGCGTAGAACCTCCGATTGCAAAGTCAACAGTCCCGTATGTACCGCTTAATTTTTCGTCAGCGTTGAATGCCTCGTAAAAGTCATATTTTTCTGCTTTTGTTGTATCGGTTTCAAGGTTGATAAAAACAATGTTACCGCCTTTTCGGTTATCGGGTTTAACAAAAGCAAACACACCGAGCATTTCCGTTGTATAATTAAGCAATTGACCGTAATTAACCTTTTCGGAATCATTAAGCCATACTTTGTTAAAAATTTTCATATTCTTAACAGTCAGATTCTCAGCCTTGTTGATAACCTCGTTAAGTAAACTGTCGGATAAAAAATGGGCGTCAGGTAGACCGCATAGGTTAGTAAATTTTTCAGAAACCATTGCCAACAGTGCATAGACCGAAGTGCTGTTAGAATTGTTATTCCAGAGCTTTTGCAGAGCGTTTGTACAGTCGGTTTCATAAAGCTGTGAAATCACATCATAGGCGGTTATGCTGATTTTGTTCTGATCCGTTTTATTGACCTCGGCTTTGTCAATCATACCGTTAAAAATGCACCACGACTTTGTTGTCACGGCTTCGCCCGGATAGAGAGTGTCGCTCGGATATAATGAACTGCTCGGCAGTATCGGAGAGCCTGACGGAAAAGTTTGTGTCAGTTTAACTAAAATCCAACAGCCGACAAGTTTTGAAACATCAAAGGTTCTGTCAACGGTGTTCAGCAGTCCGATTTTAAATTCGGAAGCAATGCAACCGCCGAACTTTAACTTGTTTTCGTCACAAATCGACTGTTTAAGGCTCATACTTTCGCTTTCAATGTTGGTTTCGGTGATGACATCAAACTTGCTGTCAGATGAAAAGATTTCGAGCTTGTTTGAAATCAGCTCGTTAATAATTTTCTGCTTATGCGTACTTGAAACGGATAGCAATCTGTCACCCCCTTAATACTCAATAAAAGTGAAAGTCACGGCATTGTATATGATGTTGTTTTTTGTGATTTTCTTGACCTGATAGGTGATGTCTGGCATATAGGCGGTCATTGTGCGATATGCAAGAAGTTCATCGTCCCAATACTCGACACGGATTTTACGCTGTTGAGAGTTATCCCACGAACTATTCAAAGCACTTCTAATCGACTGCATTTGTGCAAGGGTGAGTTCATCAACGGTTGTGAACTCAATTTTCGACTTGTAATTCGGCGAAGTTGTGCGGTGCAGAAGATTGTTGCTGTCACGGTATGCCTTGATTTCGGTTCTCTGGAGTGGAGTGCCGTTGTAGTTATCCTTTGCAATAAGCTCGTGCGGAAACAGCTTACCGCTCTTAGGAAACCTTATTAAATAACCTTTAAAATTTGCCATGTCATCATCTCCTAACCTAACGCACCGACACCGTGACGCTTTTTGACTGCGTTGTTGCGTTTTACAATGTTGTTAAAAATCACTTCGCCGTCAAGATTTACGGTAAGGTTAATATCACCGCCGTCACCGACCGAGCCAAACTCTGCCATAGCCTCAATAAGTGCCTGCTTGATAGTCGAAATCGGCGAAACGACCTCAGCCTCACGCTTGTTATCACCGAGTACGGCAAGAAATTCACCGTAATTTGCAGGAACAACCGTTCCTGTGGCAAGTCGGGGAACTGTGATGTTAGGTAAATTAACATTGCCGTTTACGCTCCCTAACGCTTCATAAGCAATCTTTGCCGCTGTACTCATTCCGCCTGAAATAGCACTGCCGAGTCTGTTGAACGGATCTATAAAGTTGTTTAAGAAGTTCTGAACAACACCTAAAAATCCGTTCATAGGCTTTTTTACAGCACTCTTGATACCCTCAAAAGCATTTGAGAAAACGCTTGAAATCGGATTGATATGTGTTGAAATAAAGCTAAGCAGTCTTGCAAGCGGATTTTTCAAGGCATATATTCTGTCACGAATACCGTTTGCAAGACCTTGAACCGTGTAACCGCCTCTTGCGTACATTTCTGTTGACGGGGAATGAATTCCCATCGTGGTATCATATTCTGAAAGCACAGTAGAAGCAAGACCGTGACTGTTTTTGACAAGCGCACCTTTGTATGCGTCTGTACCCTCAACAAGACCGAGAACCGTGTTTTTACCTGTATCTTTTGCAGCTTTTTGCAAATTGTTCAAAGATTTCCACTGCGAATTTTGAACATCCGTTGTACTGATAAGACCCGCATTATACGCCATAAGAACAGCGGCGGCGTCTGAATAGTTGCCATTAACAACCTTTTGTACATCTGTAAGGTCATCACCCGTCATAGTCAGTTTGTTCATAGCGGCAACAGCTTTATTTACCGAACTTGTTGCACCGTCAAGAGATTTTGTTTTGCTCTGAATATTCTCGAAGTATTCAATGCCCTCTTTCCATAAAGCGTCGTTTTTAGCACCGCCACCAAAATAGTAATTTTCAAGAGCCTGCATGCTTTTGCCGTTTTTCTCAAGCCACTTTTTCAGTTTTTTCTGTTCGTTTTCAAGGTCTTTTTTCTTGTTGTTATAATCTGATTTTGCACTGCTGTATTTCTTTGACGCAAGAATTCGTTCTTTGCTATTTTCAGAAGATAATTCAGCTAATGCGGCACTATTTGCAAGTTGTTGATATTTATCAATTGTACTGTCAATAACCTTTTGCACCTCGGCTAAATCACCATTTAAGTGTACTTTGCCGTCAGCACTGACAGTAACATACTGATTCCACACATCGCTGAAACCGTCAACATTGCTTTTAAAATATGTAACAATAGTTTGTACCTGTGCCTGCTCTTCAGGAGTAAGCGTAGCTTTCTGCAGAAGTTCATCAAGTTTCTGCTGATAACTGTCAACAAGTGTATTGTCTGCATACAAGCTGTCTATTCGTTCAAGAGTGTCTGACAAATTATCCTCAATACCTTGCGTAGTTGTATCAAGCCTTGATTTTATACCGTCAATTTCATCAGCAAATTTTTTAGCTTCGGAATTACTCCAAACAAGCTGATTATATACAGTAACTGCAGTCACAAGTCCGGTGATGGCACCGGCTACGGCTAAGATTGGATTTGCAGAAACAGTTGTCAAAAATAAATTTATAGCATTTTTGACTTTGTCAATTCCGCTTGCAATCGCTTGTCCTGCCTTGAAAACAACAACAGCTGTACCGACTGCAGTAATGCCGCCTGCGATAGCGTACAAGGTTTTGTCACTAATAGATTTAACTATTTTGCTTAACAGTTTCAACGCTCCTGCAAGGGCTTCTACAAGTTTCGGAACTGCTTCTTCAATTGTCCATTTTGCAAGTGGGAGAAGAATATTCTTGTATGCCTGTTTCAGCTTATCTCCGCAGGCTTTGAGCAAATCTCTGAACGCCTGTCCGAGGTCGGCAACAGCTGATACAAGCGGTGACAAATCAAGACTTTCAAGCCATTCAAGGCGAATTTCTGACATATCGCTCAAAAAGCCTGTGATATCTTCAACAATGCCAAGGATTGCTTCCCAAATCTTTTTGCCCGATTCATTTTTGTCCCAAGCCTGTTTGATTTTAGTCCTCAGAGTTTTGGTGTAGTTGTTGCAGTTTTTGATAATATTCAGAATATTAGTCCAAATTCTCTCACCAGTGCCGTTATTCCAAACTTTGCGAAAATCCTCTGCAATCGTGTTTACAAGTTCAAGCAAGCTGTTCCATTTGTCGATAATGGATTGCACAACCTCGTCACCAAGTCCTGCCTTATTCCAAGCCTTTGTAAACGCTCCTGAAATATCACCGATGATATCAAAAACATTTTTCAAAAGCTGTTTGATGTTTCCGATAATCTTTTCGCCTGTGCCGTTTTTCCACACTCTCTTCCACGATTCACCGATTGAAACAAAAGCATTTTTCAGATTATTCAAGGCTCTTTTAATGCTGTCAAAAACCTCGTTTGTACGCTTTTCAATCGCTGTTGCGGCAGTATCAAGTGCGTTAACTGCGGCTTTAGAAGATTTCTTTGTGGGGCTGTTTACTGCTGTGCTGTCATCTGATGAACTGTTTTCAAGGCTCATCACATTGAGCCTGTCAAACCCTTGAAGATTGTCTTTAATTTCCTTTGTCTTTTTCGATGTTGTGGCAAGTGCAGAATTTGCGCTCTTTGTTTCATCGGCGAGGTCTGTCATTTCAGAGCTTGCGGAATTTGCGGAATTGTCGGTTGCAGATGAATAGCCGAAAACCTGTTCCGTAAAGCTTTTGAATTTTTCCGTTGCAACATCTAATTTTTCGATAAAGGAATTAAGATTTTTCAACAGCGGAGAAAACACATTGATAAGTCCCTGACCGAGTGTTGCTTTCAGGCTGTCAAGTCGGAGCTGTAAAATTCTTGTCTGATTCGCCCAACTGTCCTGCGTTCGGGCAAAGTCACCCGTCGCATTGGCAAGCTGGTCTTGCACAAACTTGTAACGCAATGTTACTTTTTCGGCTTCGGTCATTTTGGCTGTGGTTTTGCCGTAACCGTTTGCAAGAGCATAGCTGTCAAGTGCGGTCTGCGTCATTACAATACCCAAATCTTTTAAAGTTTCGGTTTCACCCGAAAATACTGATTTAAGTTTTGTATAGGCTTCGTCCTGTCTGATGTTGTAGAATGAAGCGACATCGCCTGCAAGTCCTGTCAGCGTGGTTGACATATCATAGGCTTCTTTCTCTGTAAAACCGAAAGCCTCAGCCATTGAGCCGAAAGTACCGACATACCGCTTTGCCATTGTTTCGGACAAACCAAAAGAATTAGCTGCACTTTTTGCCCACTTGTCAACCTGTTTGGTCATTGCCGGAAAAGTAACATCAACAACATTCTGCACCTCTGCAAGATCAGAACCAAGTTCTATGCACTCTTTGCCGAAATTTGTAATCGCATAAGTGCTGAAAGCAACAGCGGCAGTCTTTGCAAAGGTTTTAAGCTGATTTTTTACCTTTTCGATTGATTTGGTAACAGTAGTATTAACCTGTGCCAAACCGCCGTTAAAACCCGATGTATCAAGTTTCGTGTCAAAATTCAGATAACCGTCAACCGCCATATTTTCACATCCTTTCATTTAAAAATGGGCATAAAAACAGCGCACACCGTTATGATGTACGCTAATAAAATTTTGCAAAAGAACAGCCACCCCGTTTGGAGTGGCTTTTTTGTTATTGTAATACTATTGAATCAATTATTGCCGATAACAGAGTTTCATCTTCCTCTGAAATAGGCTCGGTTGAGGAATAAGAAAAATTGTATGCACCGTCATTCCATAAAAAAGCATAAGTGTGTGCATATACACCTTCCATTTTATACGAAAATTCTATTCCATAACACGATGCTATTTCTAAATATTTTTTGCTGGATAATTCAAAGTCCCTATCACCTTTCATTCCCTCCACAATACTATCTAAAAGTTCATTAGCCTGCGATTCGGTGTATAAAAGAATATCGTCACTCAATTCCGTATAACTTACAAGAAGATTATCATTTTCTGGACTTTTGTGATTAAAAATCAATCCGCTTGTACCTTTTGTTTCAAACTGTGACGGAGTACAGTATTTAATATCTTTTAAGGTGTTTTCGATAGCTAAATCGTACTCTGCCTTTGTTGTTTCCTGCACCGTTGTGGGAATTTCTGTCGTCACAGGTTCAGTGGTTTCAACCTTTATATCGGTGTTTGAACTGCTTTCCGCTGTTGTACCGCAGCCAACAAGCGATACTGCAAAAACTGCGGTTAATGCTAACGCTATGAGTTTTTTCATCATTCATCCTCCTAAATGTTAAAACAATATAGTTTTTACTTAATCATACACTAACATTTAGGGAATGTCAACAATATGTGATACGATACTACACTACACAAGCGAATTTATGAAGTCAAGTTCTTCTTTATCTTCTGCTGTGAGTTTGGGCTTTAGGTCGATAAGTTCTTTATGTTCGCTGTAAAAATCCCGTTCGGTTTTGTCGAGCTTCTTATGCTTTGCCTTTTTGGTGCGAATTGACATAACCTGTGTAAATAAGCCGTCACCCACTTCATTGAACAAGCCTAAAAAAGTCCACCAGTGCATATAATCGACTGTGCGTGTTTCCGCTCCTGCAACCTTATTGAGAGCAGGGAAGATTATATGTCCGTCCTGTTCCCAATCAAGCACCCTGACGGGCATTTGTCGGCTTTGCGGAATATCTCCGCCGTCAAGATACCAAGTTGCCCTGTCAAGTGCCTTTTGATAATTTTCGGGAATTTCCTTGTAAAGGCACTCAACACACACTCGGCATTTTTCAAAATCGTTCAGTTCATCATCTGCATAGGCTTTGAAAATCAGCAGAGCAACACGAAAGTCGGAATTGATTTCGTAGTTTCTGCCGTCAACCTCAAGGCTTTTCGGCAACAGTTCAAGCATTACTTTTTCACCTGTGAAGTGTATTTGCCGACTTTCTCATCGGAAATTTTCTGTGCCGATTCAAAATCAGTCTGCATAACAGGAATAAGCACTTCAAGAAAGTTTTCAAAAATCGGCTTACCGCCCACAAGCGAAAGACAATTAATTTCGCCAAAGGCAACCGTGCAGACATCCGAACCGAAAATGTAGTTAATCTGCTCTCTGATGTCCTTGTCGCACTCGGTGATAAGCTGAATTGCGTCCGTGTTTTCAGCTTTTTCAGCGTTTTCATACTTCTTCTGAATCTGCTCAATATTCTTGACTGCCTCGTTGAGCCTTGCAAGAATGCCCACATCCGTGGTGTTGATACGGATTACTGCGTTTTCGTCATCGCCAATCTGATACTCCTTGTAACCTCTGTCAAAAACAAGTTTCTGCATAAATCAATCCCTCCCCAAAGATTAAACCGTTGCGGTAAAGGTCGGCACTTTCTTCTCAATTGTAGCCGTACCCTGCTGTCTGTCGCCGTTAAATGCGATGTTGAACGGAATGTTCACACCGCCCTGAGCACCGCCGTAGGACTGTGGCTTTACGATACAGGTTTCAGTCCAAGCGTCATACGGACCTGTCTTCTTATCAACAAGGACTTCAAGAATTGCAGTCTTGCAGTCATCACCTGTAAGGCGGTTCATTGCAATATCTTTAATCTTTTCATAGATTGCATCACCTGTGTTTGCGTAATAAGTGTCTGCGTCAATTGACGGTTCATAGCCGTTATCGTTTACAACGGTTTCATCAAGAATGTTCTTGACTGTTTCTGTGTCGGGGTTGAGTTCAACGGACATATCTTCAATATCTCTGCCAATCAAAAACCACTTAGGGGTTTCGCCTGTGCCGAACGAAGCGTCAATGTAGTGCATAAGATAACTTCTTTTGAGTTTACCGATATCGGGTGTTGTTGCCATAATTAAAATTCCTCACTTTCGATTTTGTAATCTGCGGTAATCTGTAACTGATACATTACATTACCAATTAAATTGCTGTCGGGTATGTCATAAAGCATACCGTTTGAACAGGTTATTTTTGTGAGCGTACCTGCAAGCTCATTGTCGCCAACCGTTACGGTCAGCGTTTGCCCATTCGCCTGTTTTTCAAGCCACAGCTGTAACTCGTTAATAAGTCCGCTGTTGGCAAGTCGGTCATAGTCATTAACCGACTGATAAACAGCGTACAAGATGAATGTGTGCTGTCGCTCCTGATTGCCGAGAACATCGGATTTAATCAGTGTGTCGCCTGTCGGAGATAAGCCGTAGCTGTCGGTGTCAGGGGTTGTGTAGTCAATGTGCAGGACATCGTTCAGCTTTGGAAAGCTCATCACAATGCTCCGCATAAGTTCAATTATGTTCATTCTGCCGTACCTCCTGCCACTTTAGCAGCACCCTGCAAAATCTCTTTTTTACGATCGGCTTTCATTCGTTCAAACCACATCTTGCCGGCAAGCGGGTGCTTTGCCCGAGAATAAACAAGCATTTTGCCTGTGGGGTGTTTCTTCTGTCCTTTAGGGCTGAAATAGCCCACAATAACACCGTTTTCCTTAATCGGGATATTAGGACCGTAAACCTTGCCGTAGTAGAGATACCTCGCATACGGTGTGTTCTGATGAATTTCGCCCGAGCCTATAACCGTTGAGAGGGTTGCCGACTTTTCAAGCACGCCGTTTCTGAATGGTGTATAGGGTTTCATCAATCGTAAAACCGTGCTGTCAACATACTTTTGCACCTTTAACACATCGGCATTTTTGCGGACTGCAAACTTTTTATCCCAGAGGAAACCTGCCGTACCGTTTTTTGACTTGATGACAAAATCGGGCGGTTGAACAATCTTCATGCAATCACCTCGCCGAAATTTTGATGTGCTGTAAATCGGTTACGCCGTAGAGCTTTTCATCAATCGACATAACCGCATAGCACCTGTGTTTTTGCTTTAGCGTTTTAAGGCTCTGTGACACGCTCTGAGGGTTTGAATTATCAAAGGTAAAATTACTCTCGCCCTTAATAATAATGTCCTGTGCGCTGTTCTGAGGGGTGCATAGCTGACCTGCAAAAAGGTTTTCGCTCGGCTTTAAAAAGCCGGGCAAAAGCCCTGCGGATTCAATCGGAATATACACCGTCACGCTGTCAGCGTTCTGCATTCCACTTTTAAGCACATTGCGAGCCTTGTTCTCCTGCCAATGACATTCGGGAATGAAATATCGGTCATAACCTGAGCCGTTGAATATGTAGATTGTACAGGAGCTTTCAGGGGTAATAATCATCTGCGACCACCTCTGTACAGCAAATCGGTGTCGGCAAGATACTTGTAAATTGTGTGTCTGACAGCCTTTTTATGGGCGGTTTTACGCTCTTCTTCGGACACATAGCTTACGGATTCATCACCGACGCTTGCAGATGAAATTCCTGAATTTGCGGACTGCTTTTCATCGTTATATACAAGCTCTGCAAGCTCACAACAGCAGAGTTTTACGCTTTCGGGAATATTGTTCCCGTCAACATTTTCGCCTGTGTATGCCTTAATGAGCAGGGTTGCAGAGCGTGCATAATAATCAAAGGCGGAAACAATGACCGCCTTTCTGCCACAGAGATATTCAGAGATGTAATAGCCTTCATCGGCATAAGCGGTCATAGTAACACTCCTTTAAGCCTCTACGGCTGAATGGCAGTAGATACCTGCCTTTTTATTCTCGTAAACATCGGCAATACCGACCATACGATAACCAAACTTCCAACCGTCAGAACTCTGATTAACTGACGGCTCAATAACCTTTGTGTCAAGGTGCTTTGTGAACTGAATCGGAGCAGAGCCGTGAATAATCATAAAGTTGATATTCTTGCCCGAAGTCGCCTTTTTATAACCGCCCTTTTCCTTGCTTGAGGATGTGCCGTCAAGCTGTTCAATCGCTGTATAAAATCTTGACTGCGGAACAAGTGTGGTGTCAACAAAACGGCTGAGGACCTCCCTTGACTTTGTTGTGTCAAGGTCTTGCACAAGACCGTAAAGCGGTGATGTGATGAAAAGGTGTCTGTTCTCGAAAGGAACTTCATCCTCATCCATTTTTGTTGAGGCTGTGCGGAGAGCCTTTACAACATCTTCGCCTGTTGTGAGAGTTGCACTCACGGAAGAAATACCGCTTGTACCGGCATACTTTGCAAAGCGGAAAGCGTCAAGCTCGGGAACAACCTTTGTGCGGATAAACTCGCCCGAAAGTCTGCCGAATGCAATGCCTGCCGTTTCTGCGTTGTCCATTGTGTCAACCGTGAACATTCTGCCACGGTCAAAGTTACATTTCACGGTTTCGTTCGTAAGCTCAACATCGCCGTCAACATAACCGCTGTTGCGTGAGTAGTCTGCAAGACCGTCCATTGTGAGCATCGGAATGATAAGCTCGTTTGCGTTAGCGCCCTGTGTTGCAAGGTCTGACGCACCGTCAATTTTGCTTGTGAGTGCCGACTGCTTATAGACCTCATCAAGCAACGCTGTGTACTGTTTAAAAAGTGCAATTGTGTTTGCCATAATAAAATCACCTCATAGATTTAATAAAATTATTTCTTTTCGGCAGAAAGTCCCATAGCCGCACGCATTGACGCAAGCGGATTTGAGCCTGTACCGCCGTTACCTGTATTGGTTGCACCGACAGGATTCTGAAAAGGCTCATCAGAACCGAACATATAGCCGTTTTCGGACTTAACCTGTTCGAGAGCCTTTTTGATGTCATCTGCCTGATTTTTAGATGTTTTCAGGTTTTCAAGGTCAAGCAGAGCCTTGACAGCCTTTGCATTTTTCGCACCGCTCTTTGAAACAGCGGTGTCAAGAACAGAGTTAAACTCCATATCGGCAATTTTTATCTGATACTCGTTTTCCTTTGTTTCAAGTTCGCCGTTGAGCTTTTTGATTTTGCCCTTGAGCTCGTCCACATTGACACCCTCAAACTTTTTGAGTGCAGTCTGCGCAGTTTCAAGCTGTGACTTGTAGTTGTCCCTTGATGTGCGGAGCTTTTCAACCTCTGACACGGTTTTGTAATTATCCGCAAAGGCTTTTTCAAAGTCAGCCTTTTTATCTTCGGGAACTGTAAAGCCGATTTCGGAGAGAAGTGAGTGTATATTCTTCATAGTAAATCCTTTCTGCATTGCTTGTATTCCGCTTTGCCTGCGGTAGAAATTCAGCCGTTAAACCAACGGCAGGGTAAAATAAAAGCACCTATGCAATCAAATGCAAGGGCGCTTAATCTGTTTTTTCTGTTTTAACTGCTTTGGCTCTCGGCTTTTTGGGAGCGTCAGGCTTGACCTCTTCTGCAAAACCGCCGTCAATGAGCTGTTTGGCTCGTTCATCAGAACATTCAAAAACTTCATTCACAGGTCGGGTTACATAACCGTTCTGCCTGTCATTAAATGCTGTTGTTACTCTGATTTTCATATTCTCACCTCCTAAAAATGGGTATAAAAATACCGCCCTCACTCTGTGGGAGCGGTTTTTTTAATTAGTAGTTGGTTTCAAGTGCAGTTAATGGAACTATTTTCATTTCATAAACATCTTTATCGTTTTCCAAACACTTGTTTATGGCTTCAACAATTTTGTTTTCAAATGTTGCTCTGTCAAATTCATATTCAAAATAGAAATCAGGAAAAGAGCCTTCACCGAAAACTCTTTCATATTTTTTTATGGCATTTTCGGTACTGTTCTGATATTCAAGATTTTCGTGTACACTCATACTATTTCAACTCCTTCATAATATTCAAAAAGCTACTATAACTATTGGGAAGATATTTTTTTACATATTCAAGCTCCAAGCCTCCGCAGGTTTCTGCGCTTATTATATTAGCCCACGTTTCGAATGCTGTTTCATAATCTCTTACAATAGACTTTACTTTCGCTTGATTACTTGCATCATAACCTAAGTTTATGTATACCTTTTGTACATCTTTTTCTATTTTTAATTGTTTAAAAGAAGAATATATGCGGTTATAATAGCTATCTTTATGTTGCCATTTCGTTTTTGTGCGCTTAGTGCCAAACATTCCGCTTATCGCGTCTTGAACTCCTGCACTGGCAGATGAACTAAATAAATCATCCCTAAAGGTACTATCAAAGATTTTTGTGCTTAAAGCACTTTTATCTTTTCGCAATGCTTTTAGAAATTCATCACTTATACTGGCTTTATTTTTTATCAAATTATTAGATAATTTTACACTTTGTTTTATAGCGTCAATTTCTCTAAAATTAAGGTTTTTAAATGCACCTAAATAATCAATAAAGTGCCCGTATTCGTGTGATAATATGCTAAATTTACTTCTACCGTCAGCTAGTTGGTTTTCATCGGGATATTCATAACTTATTTCTTTTAAGTCAGAACGATAACAACTTCCAGACGGTTTGTATTTTACACTGTTCAGTTGAGAAGAATAATTTTTATAGGCTCTTTTGATATTGTCGTTTGAATTATTATTCAACAAATCAAGAAATTCTTTTGTATCTTGAATAGTCGGACTGGAGTTTGCAACAATTGAAATATTATTTGCATCAACAGTAGTCGTCTTTTTATTAATTATACCACTTTCAGCGGATTTTGCAAACTTTTCACCCGAAATCTTGTTGATATTCCCTGCTTTTTTCGGGAGTTTTGAGCCTAAAGCATTTTTGCCGTTTACGGTTATTCTTTCCCATTGTTCGGGAAGTCCCATAGCTTTTGAAAACTTTACATATTCGTCCTGCCTTTGAAAATATCTGACCTTTGCGCCTGTGATTGTATCGTCATCGGCACCGCCCTGTGTGAGCAGTTCAATCTTCTGTCGGTCGGCACGCATTGCAGTTTCAAGCTGTCTTTGCCTCTGCTGTGCCTCATATGCCGTGTACTGTCTGCCGTTGTATTCTTTCGGCGTGTTCTCTTCCTCGTTCATACGGTCAAGTTCTTCTTCGCTGTATGTTGGGGTATCAATGCCCTTGATGAACGGCGAATAGCTGTGGTAGCAATTAGCACCGCAAAGTCCTGTTACTGTACCAAGGCCACAGACTGTTTCAAGCTCCTTTTTGCTGTACACTCTGCCCTGCCACACCTGATGTGTCGGTCTTGCACCACGGTGATAGCTGACCTCGAAATACTCCGTGCCGAGCTGTTCGGCGTTGTCCTCGTTGACCTTTGCGACAACCTGATTAAAGCCTGTCATCAATGCCCTGCGAACCGCCACATCAACACGATTGCTCCAACCACTTGAATACTCAACGGAACGCAGTCCGCTGTCAGTCATAGCTTTAACCGCTCTTTTAAGGACTGTGTTATAATCAACCGCACCGCTTGCAATCTGCATAAGTCCGTTGTCAAGAGTGCGTTGGTAAAAGTCCGCAAGCGGAGTAAATGACAGCGTATTGTCGGCATTTTTCACGGCGAATCCGAGTGAGCCTGTAATGTTCCTGTACTCTGATTTTGTCTGATTTTTTACCGCCTTTACAAGTTGTTGCAACTGTTTATTTTCTGCATAAGGAATATACTCTTTGCCCTTGCCTGTATAAAGCTCCTCGTTTCTTGCATATCCCGACTGTACAACCTCGTTATAGATTCTGTCGATTTCATCGTCAGACGCATTAAGCGTGCTTTGAATAAGGCTGTCTATTTCATCCTTACTCACGCCCAATTCATACAAGCGGTTTATCTGCCAATCAGCGGCAGAGGTTATCTCCTCACCGTTAGCTTTCAAACGCTCCGTAAGGTCGGACATAATGTTCAATTGCAAACTGCGATACAGCTGTTCCATAGCCGAGGGCAAAGCCTCAATTTCAGTCGGAGTGAACATTATTCGATAACCTCAGAGGACTGCGGAAGATTCTTTTTCGCTGTCTTTTCGTCCTCTCCATACCACTTCATACGGTACTCATCAGGTCGCATAATACCAAGGTTCAAGTCCTGAATATCCTGTGTGCGTTCAGTCTGTTCATCGGTGAGAATACTGTCCTTGAAATCGCATACAAACGAATAACCGCTTGTTGTCAGCGAATTGTAAAAGGCAAGAGCATACACCAAATCATCAAGGCAATAGCGAAGCTGTTTCTGAATTGCCGACACGGTATTGTACTTTCTGTCCTTAGCCGACTTAATCTCCGTAGCAGTCTTTGCGACTGTTTCGGGATTTGAAAGGTCACCGTATGCAAGACCGACCGCAAATTCAATCATACGCAGATATGTATTCAAGCCGTCCGTAATGTCGGACTGTCGGAACGCAGGCGAAAAGTCCTTGAACAGTTCTTCGTCACCCAAATCCACATCAACGGCACGGTACAAACGCCTGTTAAGTCTGTCGGCTTTGCCGTCCTTAAACACGGCAGAATCAACATGAATCGCACGCTCACCGCTTTCAAATTCCCAGTCAAGCCGTCCGAACTGCATATCGGCTTTCTGAATGATTTCAAGTCCGCTGTCAAAAATCGACATACCGCATGATGAGCCGTCAACCGTGTTTTTAATCGGCACTCTGAAATAACCGAACGCAGGTCTTTTCATATTGGGGTATGTGACCGCAGGCGGTAAGTCTGCCCATTCCTCAATCACACCGAGGGGAATTTCCGTTCCGAGAACTTCGGGAGATGCCGAGCGATAAGCCGTATTCGTAATTGTCAAGCCCTTGTCCTTGTCAAGGCTGTGATATTCAAGCCTTGTGTAGTAGTTGTCACCGATTTTCTTAAATTCGGGAAAAATAACCTTTACAAGCCTGTGCTTTGTGTCAAACTCAATCGGCACAAAAGCGTTTGCCGAGATATATTGTACCCTGTCACCGCCCAAAGGCTTGATGACCATTGCGCCTGTTGCAAGACCTGACTGTAACTCCGAATTAAGCTCCTCGGTTGCAGTTTCAAACAATTTTGACAGCGTTTCATTTGAGATGTTCACCGTCATTTCGTTAAGCGTAATGTTAGCAAACTCCCTTGTGATTGACTGCTCAAGCCTCAAACTAATGACATTTTCATCAAGCCACGGAGCTTTGCCGACATAGCAGTTTTGCCATATGCCGATAGCCTTTTGCATTTCTGCCGTAATCGCAAGCCGTAAATTAAGCGCCTGTCGAATATTTTCAAGCGGAAACATTCGCCTCCACACTCCTTTCAAAAAATCTATAAGTCCCATTATTCGCCTCTGCGTTTCCATACTCTGTTCATTGCATATCTGACAGCGTCAATATGGTGGTTATCCTTATCGGGATAACCGCTGATAACATTGCCGTCCTTGTCACGCTCGTATTCATAGTCGAGAAACTCCTGTGCAGTATGCGGACAGCGTGTGTTATCAATCACAATCTCCCGTAAAGACTGCAACCACTTCATCGAGTAAACAACCGAACCGGGTCCTTTTTCTGCCGAACGAGCCATTAAACCGTCAGCCCTGTAATCGCCGACTGACTTCTGTTCTGCACTGTCGCAAGTAATCAAGTCATTACTTGTAACTCCGTGCTTAGTTCTGAGCAATTCGGCTGTTTCCCTGTTACTTTTTTTGTTGCAATGTTCCTCGTCAAAAATAATGAGCTTATGTTGACTTGGAATATAAGTCATACAATCATAGGCAAACGGATCAGGATACCAGCCCCAGTCAACTCCTCTGTAAAATCTGTCAAAGGTCTGAATTTCGTCATCTGTGACCTCACGAATAACAACATTATCAAATACATTGCCGCCTGTGCCGTTAGCAATGCCCATATACTCGTTTTCATAAGCGGTAGGGTTTGTTTCTTTCAGGAACTCTGCGTCATCTATAAACGGCTTTCCGAGCCATTTTGACGGTACTGTAAGGTATGTACTCTCAATAATGAGCCTGTCTTGACGGGGAATTTTAATATACTTGTTTGCCCAGTTCTGTGCAGATTTCGGAGGGTTGAACGATTTAAATTTAAAAGCCGTGTCACCGCCACGAATCACCGACTGTTCAATCTTTCTGACAGCTTCCTCGCCCGTGAACTGGTCAAGTTCCTCAAACCACACAACGCCGATATAGCCGAACGGTACTTTGATTGATTTAATCTTGCCCGGATCATCTGCTCCACGGAAGTATATTTTCTGTCCTGTGCTTACCCTCGTGATTTCGAGAGGTGACACGGTGCAGTTAAACTCGCTTTCAAGACCGAGAGCAGAGATTGACCACAAAATCTGCTGATACACCGAACTGCGCAGAGTGTCGGCTACCTGACGAAAAATACAGGCGTGCATATCCTCGTTCTTCATAAGCAAATCAATAACATTCAGACTGACGAAAGACGATTTTGTTGAACCTCTTCCGCCGGGGAAAACATATTCCGAATGTTCTTTACCCTCAATATCAAAAAGCACCGACGAAAACGACGGTGCAACCATATTAGCCGGTATTCCTTTGTACTCCGAACCGTCACTCTTTGGCGGTTCAGCCTTTTTGCGTTCAATGTCGAGATAGGCATTGTCGAGCTTGATTTTATGATTTTCAAAAACATTGTCACGAATAATATTTCTTAATTCTTTAATAGAATTAGCATCACCTGTTTTAGCCTTTTTGAGAAGTGCCGCATTTACAACGAGCAAATTATTGACCAAATCTTCGTCAATCTCATCAACATTAATTCCCATATCCATAAGCATTTTCCAGTCGGCAGGAGTGTTGGCAGGCAACGAAAGTAACATATCCATAACCTGTTTCATACTCTTTTTACGGCGGCGTGACTTGCCCGAAGCCTTACCGCCCTTTGCTCCGTTTTTCACGGCTTCATCATGGCTTTGGTCAGATGTAAACGGTATTAAATTTTTCTCATTGGGCAATCACCTCACCTCTTTTATCTGATTTTCCCTCACAACACAAAACCGCCCTCAAACGAGAGCGGTCTGTGCGATTTTTTATCTTAGGAGAGTTTTACATATGTCCTGTTTGTCAAACTTTCATAATACCATTATACGCAGGGTAAGGGTGACATTCAATGACATTTCAAAATAATTTTACGAGAAATCGAACTTTTTTCGGAACGCCTGTAACGCTTCGCCGTGCAATCTCAGGGTATGCCTTACGCTCATTTCCATACTCTCGGCAATATCCTCCCACCTCTGACAATTTATGTAATACTCGGTCAAAATTGCAATGTAACGGTAATCGTCAAGTGCGTTGATTTTACTGCGGATTTCAGTTTTCAACCGCACAAGATTGTCAATTTCCCGATTGATTTCAGTCTGCAGGTCTGCAATCCTGTCAACAATCCGCATAGGGTCATTCACTCCTGATGTCTTAACAGGCTCGTTCTGCTTAACCGATACTTGTGCAATATTCAGCCTAAGTTTCGACAACTCGTGTTCTTTCGTTCTGATTAACTTGTCTGAAACTCTGACCGAATATAAATAATCTTTAACCGTCAATCCGTATCACGCTCCTTTCTTTCAGCAATAAAATGTAAGCCTTTGTAACAATCATTACATATCTGGATTTTAATTTTTCTCTTTCTTTCAATAGGAATCACAAGCCCACTACCGGAATCAATATCCATCATCCCTACATAAAATTCCTTCATTTCAACTTTGTACGGATCTGCGATAACTTTGTTACAACTATCACACTGATAGACTCTCATCACTCTTCACCGTCCTCAATAGGAATAGGCTGATTCCAGCACCTATAACAGCTAATATACAAGTCACCTTTTTTTGTTTTTGCACAACCCGAAACAGCTCCTAATTTTTTTAGGCAAACCTTTGGTACTCCGTGATCAAGCTCTGCGTTCGGATAATTCTCCAAATGCTCCGTAAGATATGTCTTTTGCGGATGCTTATCCGACCATTTCTGTATAATTGCAATTGCTTTTTCGGGATAGCATGTTTCAAAGTCCGAACACACAATACCCTCTCCATTATTCATAACACTTAATGGACACTCTTCGCAACTAATTTCGCATACTTCACCTGTTTGTAGTTTTACCATTCTTTGCTTTTCAGCAAAGTAGTTCTTAGTTTTCGTACAGTCAATCATTTTTGCACTTCCTTTCCCAATCTTTCTCCATAGTCTTGTACTTCTGCCTTGTATTTTCCCACTTTCTGTTTTTCCAAAGCCATTTAATACAAAACAATTCGTGTCTGATTTTATTTATCATTCTATATCACTCCTTATAAATACAATCTTTTAAATCACCAACGGGACAATAAAATGTTCGTCCATCAGCGGTCGCAATAAAGGCAGTTAAACCACAATAACCCCTTTTTACGGCTGTTAAAATACCGTTAATATTGTGAATTGTTTCTACAAAATCTCCTATTGTAACTTCTCTCATTCTATATCACTCCTTATCTCAACATACTTCGGCAATGAAAGTATGTGTGCTTTTTGTAAATTTTTGCTCCACAAGGTTTGCCGATAACTTTGTGAGGTCTTGGTAAAACTTCGTCATCTTCACAATAATATTCATCGATGGCATAAAAATCATAATATTTACCAAGGGCTGTTTCATTCATTTTCCGTGACCCTTTCTTGCTCCTTCAAAATTAACAACTTTGCCGTTGTCGGTATAATCTCTGCGGTCAAATTCAAGTTTCAGCTTGTCGATAACCACACGGTCGATATGCTCCCAAAACACTTCGTCAGTGTCGGAGTGTTCAATTATTTTGGTCATCGACTTCAAAGCCTTTGCACATCTATCACGACCAAAGCCGAAATCCTTATACAAGGCATACAGCATTGTTTTAAATACTCTGCGTGTGATGTCTTTGTTTTCTCTTTCTCGGATCTGTTTATATGCGCTTTTTGCAATCCGTTCAGCTTCCTGTTTGAGCTGTTTCGGGATTTTAGGCGGTATTCTCGCTTTCATCGTTTGCTATCCTTTCAAATTCACAGACAAAGCTTGTGCTTACAGGCTTGCAAAACCTGCAATGCTTACAGCAGTAAACGCAGATGTACAAACCTTTTTCAGAGTACGGGCATTTCCGTATGCTACACGGATGATATTCGTGTTTACACTTTCGACAAACCTGCAATTTCATAATCAATTACCCAATTGCAGATATTTTTCAATTGTCTGCTTTGCTGATGTACTGCCATAACATACCTTTACGGCGTATCCGCACCGTGAAAGATTCTGCAACCATTTATCCTGATGTTCAGAAGTCTTATTGTTGCCGACTTTAAGCTCAATATATAAGCCGTGATATTTACCTTTTGGCACAGCAAGGCATAAATCCGGAACACCTGCCCTAACTCCTTGCCTTTTAAGATGTGCGGCTTCGGCTTTATCTCTTCTGCCACCATTTGGAACAGCGTACAGCATTGAAAGTTCAGGATGTATTTTCATTTGCACACATTTATCCGCCCATTTAATGAGTTTACATTGCTCCTGTGCTTCAGACATCATTTTCATTTCCTCTCGTAAAACGGTAATTCTTATTTTTATCGGCTTTAATAAAAATTTTCGGATTAGCCATTTCTGAAATTCTACTGCCTAAAGCCTCATCAATCTGCGAAATCTGTTCAAGTGATAATTCAGATGTTATGATAGTCGGCAATCCTTCATTGTATCTGAAATTGATAATCTTAAATGTAGCATTGACATCAGCTGTTGAGACAAAATCGCCCCTGCGAGTTTTAAAGAAATCATCAATATAAAGAATTTCCGCTTGCTTATATGAATTTATGAGAGCTTCATACACCTCTAAATTACTCGATGCCTGCTTGATTTTGGTAATATCATCCTGCCAAAGCATATATTTAGGTGCTTTGCCTTTTTTGAGTAATGCTCCGACAATAGCCGTACATATATGTGTCTTTCCACAACCGGGCTGACCGCCGAAGAAGAACCAATCAGAGCATTTGTCAATGTACTCATATGCTTTATCTTTCACATATTTCTGCCAATCTGAAGTTGTCTTGTAACTTTCGAAAGTATATCGTTTAAGAAGTTTTTGAAGGCCGCTGTTCTGCATTCTGTGAAGTTCATCTCGAATTTTCATACAATCACATTTGCAAGCAACCACATCATATGTAACCTGCCCGAAAGGCGTTTCGCCTGCCTTTACACGGTAAATATAGCCTCGGTTCATACATTTCTCGCACTCATAGCCAATGAGCTTACCGGGTGTTGAGTTAAACACTTTTGCTTCTTGTTCGGCTCTTTCTCTCGGAGTGAGTTCTTTAGAAGACTTTCTCGCCCGTTGGATAATTTCCTCCGCTCGCTGTGGTGACATTATTCTTGACATTATCGCTTGGATTGAATCCATATCCTACACCTCCTCTGTCTTGGACCTTATTAAGCCATTTAGTAATGAACCCTTTAATGCCGGTTCTTGTTTTTCTCCTGCTCGGATTAGCTTCGAGCCACCCCAACATCGAACGCAATTGTTGTTCTACATCAACAGCAGGATACAAAATTTTGTAGTGCTGAACATCAGATTTTGAAACTGAATAATTACTCTTATCGTTCAAAGGTAATGTAATAAAAATATTTTCACCGGCGGTGTCGGCTGCATTTGCAGACGGCATCGCATAATAATTATTTCTATTTACTTTACTTTCCTTTACTTTACTTTTCTTTGTGTCGTTCTCGGAGAGATTATGTTCATTCTCGGAGAGATTATGCTCATTTTCAGGTATAACTATATAAGCCTTTGTTTCTTCCGTTTTCAAAAGCCAATATAATCTATTTATTGTGCGACCTCGCACGGAGCGTTTTTCGATAGCGTACATATATCGTTCTTGCATCATTTTGTTGGTCAGTATGCTCTCCCTATCAAACAGCCCGTTATCAAACAGCCCAATTCGTAAGCAAAGCTTAACTACCTGATTTACCGTATCTGATTTAATTCCACCGCTCATTCGTTTCGCTATCGTGGCAGCACTGGTTTCTTCTCGCCACTCATAATAGTAACCATTTGTTGCATAAGCTTTGGTACAAATCCAAAAAAATACTCCAAAGCCGTCCCAACCCTGTGCATCAATAAGCACATCAAATCTCTCATCATCATCGAACAAGTGAACATCCCAAGCCGCAAAGTCAAGCCCTCGCTTTGGTTGTCCAGCCATTCACTGTATCACCTCTTTCTTTTTGTATTAAGTTTCAGCTTTGTACAAAGATATTCATCAAGCTCTATACCGTAGATTTTGTACTTATCAAACAGCTCTTTTTCGTGCCGATGTGCTTCATCGTGGTGCTTTCTGCAAAGGCATATAGCTTTTAATCCTATATGTACAATCTGTTCCCTATCTCGCCCCATACCAATTCTGTCAACATGATGAACTTCACCTGGTGCATTGCATATTGCACACTTACGATTTTCAAGACAACTGTACAAGTATCTGCCTATATCATCTGTAACATTAAGCAGAGTATCTCTTGTTCCGATATTTTGGTAGAAACAAAAATCTATCAGATAGCTTATGAAATCTCTTGCTACGCTTTTTTCGCAATCAGACAGCGAAAAGTATTCAATGCCAAATTCACCGCAAAAATTAAACTTGAAATATTCTTTAATCCATTCGGGATTATCTCCGCACCAAAATGCTATATCTCTGATGATTGCGTATATTTTTCTTCGCTGTTCGGCAGAAATCGTGCGTCCGTCAACAATTCTGAGTTCAATTTCATGTACTTGTTTCTGTGCAAGTTCTCTGCCGATACGCTCATGCGGTCTTACTATTAAGTTATATCCGTCATAAGATACTATGTTCGCTGATGTAATCATACTAAGTCCTCGTGTTGGTGCATATAAACGAAGAAACTGTTATTACCCATATTTTGATACAACCATTCATCGCACTTTTCTTTGCTCAAATGTGTACGAAGAACTCTATCTTCGTACACATATTGACCTTTCAATCGTTTATCTTTTATTCGATTAAGTAATTCTGTTTTTGAGTAGTTAGCTTCTACAAGATACAAATCGTAGTTCTTAGCTGTTATATGAGCGATTTCCGATGTATCAGTTGCGTATATAACTTTATATATCCCCTGTTGAGTGTTGAAGTGTAACTTCCATCCGATGTTTGGAACATCGTGCCGAAGTGGTACTGCCGAAAAAGTAATGTTGCTTATTGAGTACCATTTATCCTGTGCGACAATAAATGAATTGTTTTGAAAGGAGGTATCACCTAATGAAAAAAGCTTTTTGCAAAGATAATTGGGGTAAATTATCCTAATAAGAGGGTGTTCGGAAAGTAGTCGCTTTAGAGTGGCAACATTGCAATGATCTCCGTGTTGATGAGTTAAGAATACATATTTAACTCGGTCAACCACTTTACACTCAACAAGTTTGCTAAACGGCACTCCGCAGTCAATCAAAACCTGACCGTCAAGAAGAACTGCGTTGCCCTTAGAGCCTGTACTGATTATCTCAACATCAATCATCTCACTCTGCAAGATCATCGATTGAGAATGCTTCATCGGAATCAATCTGCTGTTCAGATGATTCCGGTAATGGGGCATCTGACGGTACATCTGCGTCAATCATTGTATTCGTTTCATAATCGGGAGTACCGTCGGCATTGATTATATGATTGTCAGCTTCATACGCTGTCTGCATTTCAACACTCATAACGCCCCATTTGCTGATAAGCTGTCTGAGCATTGTCTTTTTTGCCATAGCATCAAAATCCATTGCCCAAAATGTATAGCTTGTACCTTTCTTGATATCATTTGCATATCCAGCTGAATACTTCATAGCGTGCTGTTTCATCTTATCCTTACTCCAGTAAAGAGCTTTCTCAAAGCCGTTTACATAGCGAAAATAAGCATAATATCCGATTGTTTCAGCTGTTTCACGCTCTGTTTCATCTTCAATCATTTTGATTGTAATTTCTTCTGTGAGCGGATCCCAATTAAGAAGTTCTCCCTCTTTGATTTCCACCACATTAAGTCTTTTATACTGTCCTGAACGGATAGCAAGCTGAATATAGCCACGATAGCCAAGAACGAATGTTGCTGTTGTACGATTGTTCTTACGGTCCTTAAACGGAACCATGTAATACTGTCCGAGCTGTGGTGATGGTGGCAAGCCGAGCGAATGTCCGCAAAGTGCCGCTGAAAGAATTGTTCCTGCATCACATTCTTCGAGTGCCGGATTGGTACTCACTACTGAGGTAATAGCCGCCGTGAACTTTTGGATTTCCTTCGGGTCTTTCATTGAATTTGAAAGGCTTTTCTGAAAAGCCACTGTCTGGAGCATGGCTGAAAATTTTGGTTTTCTCTGCTGAATCTGATTCTGAATGTTATAATTACTCATATCTTAATCCCCTTTCGCTGATTAACTGTTTTACCGTAAGAGCAAAATCTTTAAGCTGAGATTTTGTTCCATATACTTTGAAAGACAATGACAGAATTTTTTCTTCATGCTGTTCTTCCGGTTCCTGAACCGCAGGTGTTTCATCTTCCGGTGGAACAACTTCTTCAGGCACATTTGCAACAAACGGCTCATATTCATCAAGAGTGTTGCTCACAGCCTGCTCGGCTTTTTCACGCTCTGCTCTTTCGGCTTCTGCCCTTGCTTTTTCTTCTTCAATAGCCTTGTACCTCTCGGTTACGGAAGTTATTGCAACCGATACATTCAAAGACCGCTTATACTCGTACAGGATTTCGTCCTTGTGCTCCTGCGTTGCGATAAGCTTTAAGTCATCCATAATCTTGTCAAGGTTAGATTTTATAGTTTCTTTAAGCTTTTTGAGAGATACGCTCATAGTAATGTTTAAACTAACTTGCTCATATGCCACAAAATCAATACCGAGTGATTTTGAATACTCATCAAAATAGCTTTTTGATTTTTCGTACTTTTCCTGTTTAATACCCTGCTCAATGGCGTCAACCTTACCTTTAAGGGCGGAATCAGCTTTCTTATAAGGCAATAACACGCAATCTTTGTAAACTGTTTCAAAAGCCTCATAAGGTGTTATTATTTCCGATTTAACCGCTTTTCGGCGAGTTTCAAATTCCGCAAATTCCTTATTGAGCGATGAACGCAACTTCTTGATTTCCTTGTAGTTTTCGTCTGTACATATCATTTCGCAGGCAGTGTTTACCTTTTTCTCAATTTCAGATTTAACCAGCTTGAGATTCTCGATGATGACAGGAATCTGAGCTACCTGAATTAAATCGGTTGAATCAGGTTCTGCATCATTAACTGTTGACAGATTTTTTACTTCTTCCATATCAGCAGTTTCAAGCAAATTAACGGGTTCTGTAATTTTGGTCATTTTATGTTACCTCCTTAATCTATTGACCATTCTTCCTCGGTAATGCCGTGAAAAAGTTCGGCACATTCACGAGAACAGAAAATATCATCATTTGTATCTCTGAAATATGTATAATCATATCTGAGTTCTGCGTTGCACGCTCTGCAATGCCCCATTACCGGTACTTGCGGTGCGTTTGGGCACATCGGGTTACACGGAGTGATTCTGCATACTTCGCACATTTTAATATCTCCTAACTATTGATTTTTCGATTCAATATGATATAATGAGCTTGTTTAAATTTCTTTTTGTTTAATCCCGTGTTGCTGTTCCTAAGCAATGCGGGATTTCTCTTTGCCTGCAAGTTGCATTTCAAACAACGCCTTTGATACTCTTTCAGCTCTGAGTTCTTCCCTGATAAGCTGTTCAAGGTAATAATCCTCAAGGCGTTCACCGTTTGCATCACCAAATCGGCTGATAATAACCGCCAACTTGTTCTTAGCGTGTGCCTTAGCAATTTCAAACTCAGATTCAGTGCATATGTATCCGTTTGAGGATATAAAATCAGTGTAATTCAAAATATTTTCCCACCTTTATATTTGATAAACATTTTGCTAAGGTCCGCAAAATGTTCTTTTCATCAAACAACCTTGTAGTCTTTGGCATTTTCAACCCCCACACATTCAAAGCCGACAGTATCTGAATCTGTTTCAAGCGATTTGAGCTTTCGGGCAAGTTCTGCGTTTTTGGCTCTTTCGGCAACATACAATGCTGTCACCTTGTCAAGTTTTGCCTTGGCTTTTTCAAGGTTGCTGTGTGCCGTTTCAAGGTCGGTCTGCGTACTTGCAAGGCTGTTTCTTGTGTGTTTGAGTGTCAGCTCACTGTAAAAGAGCTTGTCCTTTAATGCTCTTTTGGTAAGTCTGTTTCTTAATTCCATTTTCAATGCTCCTTTATGTATTGTCTGAGTTCGTCCTTATCGAACCGCCATTGTTTGCCGATTTTGTGGGCAGGCAAAACTCCCTTTTGTGCAAGCCGCGTTGTGTAATCAACATTAAGTGCAAGCAACCGTGCCACATACGGCACATCAATAATCACAGGCACTTCATCCCAATTGACGATAGGTCTTTCTCTCGGCATATGTACACCTCCTTAATTTTCGTTGGTAATTTTGTCTGAAACGATTTCGACTGATTCAACATCAGCAACGCTGAGAGCCAGCTTGAGCAGTACAACCTCACCGACCGAGCGTGTTATCTGATAGCTTATAACATACGGAATTTCTGTTCCGTCAATTTCAAGAAGGAACTTGTCCTTTGTGTCAATAAGTTTAAGTTTTGCCATTTTCTCACCTGCTTTCTATTTTACCTATCTTGATTTCTACACCCAAAGCTGTTAAGAGCCTGTCGGCATTTTCAAGAGATATGCTCTTTTTGCCTTTTTCCCAATACTGAATAGCTCTTTTAGTAAAGCCCGATTTCTTAGCAAGCTCACTTTGCGAAAAGCCTTTCTGTTTTCTGCTTTTAAGCAAGATTTCAGCAAATTCATTAATGTGCATTGATTTCACCAACTTTCTATGATATACTATATGTAGTGATGAACCGCAATTCATTGCACTATATAATGAAAGTGAGGTGTGCATTGTGCTGAGCTTTAAAAAATGGTTAAGCAAACAAGTTGTTATCGGTAGTGATGTTACATACAACACAGCTAATGACATAATCGCCGACAATAATTTTCCTGAGAGCGTTTGCAAATTTGTAATGCTTGATTATCTTGAAAAAAATGCCGATGATAATACAATTGTTGCTTTTGATGATTTTTACAGAGACTATATTAAATACATCACTCAGAACACCTACCCTGTGGATTAACAAACAACACAACTGTTCCCACAGGATATCTTTTATCCACATTCTTTGCTTTGTGTAATACACCATACGATTCGGTGGTTGTATAACTATCTACATCTTCCCTATTGCTCAGCTCTTCTACCAACTGAGCGGTAGGGATTTTCTTTAATTCTCCCATCTTCTCACCTCTTTAGTTTTGGTTGGGTTATAAGTTCTTCGAGTTCTGCGATACGCTTTGTAAGAGCACCGAGGTTTCGGTAAACTTCAAGCATATCCGCCGTGTAATCAGGAACTTTTTCCTCAACGATTTTCATTCGTTTGTTAAGGTTGTCAAGTGCACCGTACACATTGAAAATTTCGTCTGTATGAGTGTTAGCCATAATTCTCACCTCCTTACGCTGTTTTCTGCGTGTTGCTGTTATCGGCAAGTTTTTTGCCCGCAATCATTCCCTGCATCATAGCATAAGCTATTTCTTTATCCCTACCGTCCATAGCAAGCAAGGTCTGAGCCAATTCATCGCCTACACTTAACTTAACCTGCGTGTTAGTATTACTGATTTCTGCGGTTGTTTTCATTTTTTCCACCTCCTTAAAATAATAACGATAATTGCAATGTTGCAAACTGCAATCAGTCCGCTTAATGCAACGCTGATAATATCCATTCTGTTCACTCCTTTATATATTGACAACAGAAAAGGCATATACTATAATCTTACACAGGGGAGTTGTTCGCTCCCCTTTTCAGATTTCTTATCAAAACATTTCTTTGATTAAATCAATGATAGCTTTGATAAGGTTAAGTATTGCGGTCGCAAACACCAACTTTTCAAGGGGGCTGGGTTTGCGACCATTCTTTTTGCCTTTCGCCATTGTTTTTCACTCCTTTGTTTACTCTGTACACTTATTATACCGTTTAATTTCCCCATTGTCAACTATTTTTCAAAATAAAATACACTTTTTTAAAATTAAGTTGACAAAGTATATTTTTAGTGTATAATAATAACTGAAAGGAGGTATTACATATGACCATAGCGAACAGAATTTCAAAAATAAGATCTGAATTAAATCTTACTCAAACAGATTTAGCTGAAAAATTAAATATAAGCAAGTCGGCTGTTTCTCATATGGAACGAGGTGAAAGAGCCGTTACGGAGCGTACTATTTCAGATATATGTGAAAAATTTAATGTCAACCGTGAATGGCTTACCGAGGGCATAGGCGAACCTTTTACGGAACCTGAAACAGAAAGTGTTTTAGATTTGTTAAAAAAAGAATATAATCTTGATGAATTAGACCTTGAAATAATGCGAGGCTACTTAAATATGTCGCCGATTGAAAGACAAGTTTTTAAGGACTTTATAAATAGCACAAAAAAATAGAGAGCTTTAAGCTCCCCATTTTCCATTTTTATATTGTCGATATGCCATTCTTATGATATTTAGTAAATGTTTTAACAATTCATTTGATTCAATTAAGTTAATGTATTCGATAATCTCGTTTTTTATATCTTTATTTAATTTCATCATTCAATCCCCTTTCGGATTATAGCAAAATTCCTATACTTATATTATAGAACATCTGTTCGATATTTTCAAGTGTCAAGGATTAAAAATACAGCAAAGTACCATAAAACGGACTTTGCTACAATATTTTACACGGAGGTGTTAATATGGATAGTTGTGCAAAACTAAAGAAACTAATACAGACCGCAAACGAGCTGTTAACTAAAAGAGTAACAGCCGATTTACCCGAGTTTAAAACTTGGCACGCAAGTGCACTTAGATTTTTAACAAACGAGTTTGGCGAAGACAGCATTGAAGTTACAAACTTTAAAAAGACACGCTTTCAGTGTGCGTTATTTGATGATGAACAGCAACGAATTTGGTGTTCTAAAGGATTAAAAGCAACAATTCCTATGTTTGAGGAATTGCTCAGCGACCTTGATGAAGATGATGAAAACACACCAAAAAATGATAGTAAGATAAATAACAATAAAGTGTTTATCGTTCACGGGCACGACGGCGAACTAAAATATAAAACAGCTGAGCTTTTAAGAAAACTTGGTGTAGAACCTATTATCTTACACGATCAGCCAAATTCCTGCAAAACAATTATTGAAAAAATTGAAGATTTCGGTAGTGAAGCAAGTGCGGCTATTATTCTTTTTACTCCCGATGATGTCGGCAAAGCAGTTTCAGAAGAAGAACCCAGAGCAAGAGGAAGACAAAATGTTGTTTTTGAGGCAGGTTATTTTATGGGGCTTCTCGGAAGAAATAAGACCATTTTAATTCAGTCAGATAGTTCTATCGAATTACCCGGTGATTTAAGCGGTGTTGTTTATTCTGACGGTGCAAGTGAATTTACAATTGCAAGAGAGTTAAAAGCTATGGGGTTCAACATTGATTTGAATAATCTAATGTAATCAACAAACTTCATACACCGACAGCCATGGTCTGCCGATTAAATAAGCTAATGAACATAACCATTAAGCAATGTATAAAAATAAATGAAAGGAGATAATAAATGTCTAAAGTATTAACATTAGATGAACTAAAAGAGCTTATAGAAAATGCGATAATCAGTATAAAGAGTATGTTTCAGACTTTGTTAAACCGAAATACAGAAAAAGATAAGAAAAGAGCGTCACTTTTAGCGTATTGGCTTAAAGATTACTCAAAATATATTACCGAGGAAGATGAATTCGACCCTAAAAAGCTCCTTAGGTACAAACGAGGAGATATTCTTCAGGTAGAGTTTGGGTATAGAATAGGAAGAGAACTTGGCGGAAGACACTACGCAGTGGTAATGGATGTAAAAAATGACCTTTATTCCGATACAATCACCGTTATACCTCTGATTTCTTTGAAGGATTCATATAAACCAAATCGCTTTAATTATATTTTAGAAAAAGGCATATATGAATTATACAGCGAAAATGTTGAACGCAAGTTTGATAAAACAAAGTTACAAATTGATAAAATGAGCAAACTTGCAGACAGCAAGTTAGAAGATTGCACAAACGGTGTCATTACCATTGACGAATATAAGAAATTTTTATCTTCACAAGGAAAAGTTTCTCGGGAATTGAACTTACAAATTGCAACTATAGGTAAGCATTTAAATGCTATGGATAAACTAAAGCCTGGTACTGTTGCAAACATAGGTCAAATAACAACTATAAGCAAAAAGCGTATAGTCAACCCGATCAGGAATACAAACAGTCTATACAATGTAAGACTTTCCGCTTCTGATTTAGATGAAATAAATGAAAAACTGAAAAAATTATATACTTTTGAAAAGAATAATTCTTGACGAACCGCATACAATATGTTATACTGTTGATACGAAGCCATTAAGTGGCAGTGCTTAAAAGCACAGACAGTATTAAGCAAGGGCATCTCGTCAAGTACGAGGTGCCCGTTGCATTTTACAAAGAAAATAAAAAAACGCCCTGCTCGACTGGTCCTCGAACAGAGCGGAATCACCTACACAGGGTGCAGATGATACGATTACACGCAAAATAATTGTATCACATTCCCCTGAATTTTTCAAGTTTTGAATATCAGGGGATTTTTGCACCCTTTTTTAAGCAAAAGGAGTGTATAAAATGAAAAAACGCAAAGACGGGCGCTATCAGAAGAACATCTATATCGGACGAGATGAAAACGGTAAACGAAAGTACAAATCCGTATGTGGCACATCACGAAAAGAGGTTGAAACGCTTGCCGCCGAATTAAAACAAAAACTCGGCAAAGGCATAGATATCTCATCTGATGATACATACGGATGTTGGAAAAAACGCTGGCTAACGGTTCAGAGGTCACTGCAAACACCACAACAATACAAAACGCTTGAACGGTATCTCAAACATTTTGCAGAACTTGAGCCTTACAAAATCAACAAGCTGACGATTGCCGACTTTCAGGAAATCGTGTTTGACTTAGCCGCTAAGAACCCTACGACAGGCAAACCCACAGCGAAAAAGTCGCTGAAAGAGTTCATCGCAACCGCAAGCCGAGTGTTTGAGTATGCCATTGAAAACCGAGCTATCGACTTCAACCCACTGAAATATGTCAAAATATCAAAGAATGCGGCAAAGAAAAAAGAACGCAGAGCCTTGTCACCTGAAGAGCAAAAGCTAATAATCAACACTCCGCACAGAGGAAGATTGCCGGCAATGATTATGTTGCTTGCAGGACTGCGAAGAGGTGAATGCCTCGGCTTGCAATGGGCGGATATTGATTTGAAACGCAACAAAATAAATGTTCATCAGACTTTGGTTCTTGACGGAAACAATTCTTACATAAAAGCAGGAGCGAAAACAGAAGCAGGTGTCCGCAAGGTTGATATTCCGACCGTTCTGTCAGACTATCTGAAAAGCCTTGCACCCCACTCCCCATTTGATTATGTAGTCACAACCACCAAAGGCAAACTTATGACAAATTCAGCGTGGCGGAGATTGTGGGAGAGTTACATCAATTGCCTAAACCTCGAAGCATTCAATTCACAGCAAGGCAAAATTGTCGGCATTGCTCCACGCAGTAAATACTGCCCCGACGGTATTCCGCAGATCATAGAACCGTTTACAGCTCATTGTCTTAGGCACACCCACGCAACAAATCTTTTCTATTCGGGCTATGATATTCTCTACATTCAACACCAGTTAGGGCATACCAAACCCGAAACCACCTTGAACATTTACACGCATTTAATGCAAGATGATACTGAAGCACCTGCGAAAAAACTTGATGATTTTCTCAATCGTAAAATAAGCTAA